GAATCCTTGAAAGAAACCTTATGAGGGCACCGAACGTAGTGAGGTGTCCTCGTTACCCAGGAAGTCGTACAGAAACCTTGGGTTTCTGTAAGATTAGGCCTTTCTTGTTTTACGTGCGGATTTTTTCACATAGCCGAATTTGCCTTTTTTGGCAAAATAACCATATTTTTCTAAACGTCGTTCTTTCTTGGCGGTACGGTGTTTCTTCAAAGAAACAATACGTCCATTTTTGTTATAAAACAATTCTTTCTTGGTCAAATTACCAGGAGTCTTGTACGCATTACCATTGTATACTTGGATACGGGAACCGAACAATTCCTTGTATTTGTGTCCATCAACAGTATAAGTGCCATTTACACGAACAGGTCTTTTCATGTTTTATGAGTATATAGTATATAATATTGTTCATATTTTTTATGATAGGTGCTTTTTGTAAAAATTACAAAAAGTACAATTGTGATTTTTGTGATTTTGTACGTTTTCATGGTTTTTGTGGTTTTTGTATTTACACGGTGATTGTTGTAAGTTTGCTCATATATTGTATTTTTGTATCTACAATTGTAGATATTCACATGGAGTATGCAGTCAACTTTAGTTTTTTTTGAATTTGGTATAATATAAGAGATGATATATACGATAAAGAATGCCTCCGCGTTATATGTATGACTACAATCCTTGGATTGGACCTAGTGGCTGGAACCGATGTTGTGACGGTTATTATGGATGTGGACCGTGTGGACCGTACGGTTGTTACGGACCGTATGGTGGATACGGAACGTATGGTGGTTATTACGACAACCCTTATTTGTCACCTCTCGCCTTGGGCACATTGGCTATGACAAATAGATCCCCATGGAGATACTAATAGTTTGGAGGGTTTTACAGAATAAACCTTCTACCTAGGAGGTTTTATTGGGTTAGTTTCGCCGTAGGCGAAACTAGTCTTGGGTTCCAATATCCAATAGTTTACAAATGTAATTACAAAACTTAGTAATTACTTTTGAAATATGTGATTGTACATGCAGTGAAATAAATTTAGTCGTACACATTTTCGTTTGATACAATATATATATAACTTGTTTATATATAACCACGAATGTCTGCACCAGTACCTTCACCAACTCCTGCGCCATATCAGCAATGGCAAACTTTTTTTCCTCCTGCGGTATCTAGTTACGACGAAATTTTGGCTTCCATGCAAAACCAACATATCAACCAAAATATTTACAATGGTACCGACAAAATAATTTCGGGTATCAATGAAACTAGTCAATATTTGACCGCTGGACTGAACAACATCGGTAAAGAAGTTACCCAAAGTTCTTTGGGATTACGTGATGCGGTGGAACGCGGCAATTTGATCAATGGTAATTCTATTGAACGTACTACTGGTGAAATCAAATTGAATACGGTGATTGCTGATGCGGCGAACCGTCAAGCTGCCGCGGATACTGCCCGTGATATTCTTCGTGCGGTAGATCATAATGGCAATGCCAATGGTAATGCTATTGAACGTACTACTGGTGAACTCAAATTTAATACGGTGATTACGGATGCGGCGAACCGTCAAGCTGCCGCGGATACTGCCCGTGATATTATTCGCGCAGTAGACCAAAATGGTAATACCACGGAACGCGTAGGCTCCAATATTTCTTCCGCTGTAGAACGAAATGGTGGAAATATCATGACTGCCATGGAACGTGTTGCAGGTGAAGGACGAATGACTACCACAGTCACCGATGCTGCCTCACGGCAAGCTGCCAATGATTCTGCTCGTGATATTTTGGGCACAGTAGAACGTACCTCGGCAATTAATACGGGCGCAATTAAAGATGTTGGTACTACATTGTTAGGTACCGCGGAACGTAATGCGGGTGAATTACGTGCCAATTTCTTGAATTCCCAAAATGCGACCAATCAATTGTTGACCGATGTGCGACATTCGGTATTGAGTGATGTGAATCGTGGTACCAATGAACTTTTGGCGAATAATGTGCAAACGATGAACGAACTTGGTAAAGAGATTTCCAATGGTCACTGGGAAACACGAAATATCTTGAATTCATCGTTTTTGGAAAATTTGAAAGCGGTCAATGTTTCTCAATTGCAAAGTTCACAACAATTTGCTGCTACTGTTTTGGAAGGACAAAAATCCACCGCTCTTCTGAATTCGGAAGCCGCCAATCGTTATGCTTCTACTATTTTGGAAGGACAAAAATCCACCGCATTGCTTTCCTTAGATGGTGCCAACCAATATTCATCCTTGATGATGGAACAACAAAAAGTCAAAGAATATTTGTCCAGCAAAGGTGATAGTCACTTTGCCATGAACCAACTAGAAATGCAAAAGGTAAAAGAAGGTTTGGCGGCTCAGGCGGCACACAATTTTTCGTCATTACAATTGGACCAACACAAAATCAAGGAATCTATTCAGGCACAATTGGCGGATGCCAAATACGATGCTCTCAAGAATACCCAATTTTTGGCGGATAAAATGTGTGAATGCTGTTGTGAAGTGAAACAGAAGATTGATTTGGTAGATCGTGATCGTCTTCGTGACGGATTGGTGGTGGAACGCACCGACAATCAGTTTTTAAAAGTGGCAGAATTCTTGGATCGTCGTGGCAATCGTGGTGATTATGGTCGTGGTGATTATCATCATCGTGATCACGATGATCACCACCGAGGACATGATGAACATAGACGTTGAAGGTTATCAGGGCATGATGAATGTTTCTATCCTGAACGATGTATTGTTATCGGTCCGACCGGACCCCCAGGACCTAGTGGTACAAACGGAACGAACGGTACAAACGGAACGAACGGAACGAACGGTACAAATGGTACCGATGGAGTGACCGGTACACAAGGACCGCAAGGACCTACAGGTAACGATGGAGTTACTGGACCGCAAGGACCGCAAGGACCTACAGGTAACGATGGAGTGACCGGTACGCAAGGACCGCAAGGACCTACAGGTAACGATGGAGTTACCGGTACGCAAGGACCACAAGGTATACAAGGATCTACTGGAACGAACGGCGCACAAGGTATACAAGGACCTACTGGTACGAATGGTATTGATGGGGTAACTGGTCCACAAGGAGATACTGGAATGCGAGGTCCTACTGGTAGTCAAGGTATGCGTGGTGCTATGGGTGATCCAGGTGATTTGGGTCCTACCGGGACGCAAGGTCCTACCGGGACGCAAGGAACGCAAGGTATTCAAGGACCAACTGGTAGTACTGGTCCAACCGGAACGCAAGGTACGCAAGGAACGCAAGGTATTCAAGGTCCTACTGGTAGTACTGGTCCAACCGGAACGCAAGGAACGCAAGGACCAACTGGTAGTACTGGTCCAACCGGAACGCAAGGTACGCAAGGTCCAATAGGTCCAACCGGTACGCAAGGTACGCAAGGTCCTACAGGTCCTTAAACAAATTTGTCATGTCCGAAATTTTCGGTCTGATTTTTCCCATGTAAAAATGTACATGGGAAAAATGAATGGATAAAAATCCCATGTGATGTTGAAGTTAGTATCGGATTTTCCCATGTAAATCTATTTCCAACCTTTATTTTTTTTACATGGAAAAAACTGAATGTATATATGATAACAAAAATTTCAATAGGTGTTACAGTGATACGTACAAATAGATATAAATAATATCGCAATATATACTATATGACTTTCTGAATGTTTGGAGTGAAACCAATACTACAGACTTCCCATAAACGAATACTTCGTTTCTACGAACAAAATCCTACGCTAGATTTTGAACAAATCAACCTTTTGTTAATAGATTTTCTGGAACATGTTGGAATCAACATGAAACAAGACATGAATGAAACCAACATGTCATTACAATTACTTAGTTTTATGAAACACCACCAAGAAGAAATCAAAGATATGAAAACATCACTAACTGATTTGAAGCAATCAGTTACAAAAATACAAATGGACATTACAAATACACTGTGGTTACAATTTATGGAAATTAAAAAAGAGTATGTAGAAGAATTTAAACAGATTATTATCAATACTCAATGTAATGATTCTATGGATGTATTATTAAAACATCATAATGAACAATTAATAGAAAAAACATATCAAATAATACAGGACATAATTCCAAAATCGCAAGATCATTATAATGAAACAATACAAGCATCTATACAAGCTTTTCAAACTTCAATATTGGATGAAACACGCCAATTATTGAAAAAGACCCCGTATATTGATAATAATTATAATAATAATACAATCAATGAATTTATAAATACATTTGAACAAAAATCCAAGGATATGTTTCAAAATTTACAACAACCTATATATTCTTATATATCATCCAGCGAAGAACGTATTCATTCTAATTTGGCAAATATCAAAGATTTGTCCATAAAAACCCAAGAAAAAAACACCAAAGAACTGAAAGACATGTTGGAAAAATCCTATTCTATGGAATCCAAAGAAAACAAAAAACTCCACGAAAATGGCTCCTATACTCATAATGGGTCTGGTGGAATCGGAGGAACATTTTCAACCCCATTACATCGTACACAAATACATATTATTTTAAATAGAATGTTTTCTACCTCGGAAATTATAAAAATACCTCGTATTCATTTGACCAATACGATGAATACAGTTACGTCATTGAGTACACAAATATATGCACTTAAACGACCGAATTTTCCGTCTATTATGATAGAAAGTAAACAAGGAGAAACCAATGTGGAAACCGCGGATATTCATATGTTCATAGAACAAATGAAATCGCAACAAATGAATGGTATTTTGGTTTCGCAATATAGCGGAATTACTTCCAAACCCAATTATTATATTGAATGTCATGACAAATATTTACTGGTCTACGTTCATCAGATGGAATTCAACCCGGATAAATTGAAGGTTGCTATAGACATCATTGACCAAATGACACTGAAAATCAAGCAATATCAGTCAATGATACCTTCAGTAGAAGACCAAGGTAGTACCAATGAATGGATTGAAAAAGACCTCTTGGATGAAATCAACAAAGAATATCAATTGTTTGTTTCCCAAAAAAGTGCCATCATTCAAAATCTACGTGAAAGTCAGCGTAAAGTGATTTCTCAAATTGAAGAATTTCAATTTCCATCGTTGGATAGATATTTATCTTCCAAATACACTGCCCCCATGCCCAAAAATGGACACAGATGCGATTTGTGTAAGAATTTCAATGCAAACAATTTGAAAGCATTGGCGGCACACAAACGTGGTTGTGTGCGTAAAATTGGTAACATTCCCATGATTGTTCCAGAGGTGTTGGAAAACATGATTTCAGAAAATGTATAATACAAATGTAGTATGAAAACTACATTTGTGATGGTATAGTACTTTTTCTAGGTGAAAACCCTAGGTATTTATATAAATATGTAGGGTTTTCAC